CTATTATCATAGACGTGACGTCCTCAGAGAGGACCAGTTCCGCTACAGGGGTGGCCGTCATGTCCCAAAACACGATCCCGGATTCAATGGGCAGGGCAACGGGCGTGTAAGCCTGCACGGCGGAGTACGACCGGGGTGAGGTCAGCAGGTCGGTGATGTTTTCGGCGAGGTGGGTGTGGGAGGTCGGAGCGTATTCGGAGTGGACGTGATCGGTCGGAGCGTAGCCTTCATGTGTGTGGTCCACTCCTGCCACCCCGGCCAGGATTCCGGTGCCCATGGCGCGGGTGGGGCGCAGGTCCGTGACCACGCCCCCAGCGTCGATGGAGGCGATTGGCTGGCCGTAGTGGGCGTCGTTGGTGGCGTCTGTGTAGTCGCCGGGGTCGGCGAAGGCCACCGTGGCCACGGCCACCCGGTCAGACCCCTGGGCCTGCAGGGCCACGTCCAGGTAGACGGTGGCGGGCAGGGCACCGGGGTTGATTGTCTGCGCGATCGCCTGGTCGATGCGGATGCCCTCGACATAGCCGGTGCCCGGCTGCAGCTTGATTGCGCCCGCGTCGTTGACCACGAGGAATCCATCGTCGAAGAAGCAGGCCCGGCCGTACAGGTCGCGGTTGGAGAGCCGCTCCCGCTCGTCGATGCCATTGAGCCTGGCCGTGAAGTCTATCTGCCAGGTGGAGGCCTCGACCGTGATCTGGGTGGTGGCCTGCAGCCCGGTGTACTCCAGCATGAAGTTGCGGGTGATGGCGTTGCCCATGGCCGGGTGTGCCGTCTTCCACTTGGCGAGGGCCGGGCAGTAGGTGATGGCCACCACGGTGTCGTCGGCCGAGCTGTAGAGCCCCAGCCAGTTGAACTCGAAGTCGCCGATGTCCGACCCCAGCAGCATGGAGTACACCACCTGGTTGGGGTTGATGTAGCCCTTGTTCTCGGCCGGGATCGTGTACTGGTAGACGATGTCGCCCGGGTCGGGCAGCCCCTCGGTCCGGTCCACCGGCCCGGCCGGGTCCACCCCGGCCACGTTGGCGACGATGAACGTGTCGATGACCAGGGCGGTCTCCTGGTTCTGGTGCAGGGCGATGAGGGCTTCGCCCGCGTTGGTGATGGCACTGCTCATGATGGCTCCTTACAGCTTGGCAGAAATGACGGCATGGTCGTTGTTGAACTCGCGCAAGCGCGGCCCGATGCCCAGCGGGGGCACGGACGCGCATATGGCCTGATAGTCGTTGTCAAAGGACTCCACCCGCACCTGCATGGCCAGTGGGGTGATGATGGTCCACTCGTAGCGGCGGCATGTCCGCCCATAGTGCTGGATGAGCACCTGTAGCAGGTCCTGGTTGTCGGCCAGCTGGGTGTCGGACAGGTGTATGGCCAGGACATCCCAATCGCGCCCATCCATCCTTTCTTCGATTTCGAGATATCCCACGCCGAGGCGCTGGAATATCCGCTTGAACCCCTCCACGGATCCGGAGTCGCGGGCGTTGGCGTATGCGTGCTTCACCCGCTTGCGGTACAGGGCCAGCGGCTCTCCCTCGAAGCGGTCTATGTCGCGCTGCCAGGCGATAAGGTTCAACACTGCCTCGGTGCAGGTGTCCGGGTCCATCTGCTGGGCGGGCCAGATGGCCCAGCCCATGAGCAGCGCGAACCACCGCTGGGCCGCCCTGGCCAGCTTGGTCAGCTCCGGCCCGGACATCCAGAACGGCAGGGACACGTCGGGGGTGGTCGGCTCTTCGGCCATCTATGCGCCTCCCAGGGTGACGTTCAGAGTGTCGAGCACAGGCAGGTCCATGGCCGAGACAATGTCCTCGGTGCGGTCGAACTCCACGGACAGCAGATCCGGCAGGGCCGCATGCAGATCCTGATCAAGCCGCGAGAACGAGAACCGGCTGTGCGGCCAGGTCTTGGAGACGTTGAAGTCGCTGTTCTGCCGGAAGGCGCAGCGGACCATGTCCTCCACGTCCGGCACCAGGGCGGCGCGTCGCTCCTCGGAGAGGTTGGCCACCGGGTGGACGGTCACGGCCAGGTTGTAGGGCGTCTCCGGCATGGGGTAGCAGATCATGTCGTCGCCGTGTCCATGGTTGCCGGAGTCCCGGACATAGGCGTTGATGTTGTCCACAAACTCCTGCGGCGGCGCGCCCGTATCCAGGATGATGAAGCAGTTGGCCGTGCCCGGCCCGCGCGGCCCGTCGTGCTCGAAGTAGAGATAGTCCGTGCGGATCCCGGCGTACCCGGCGATGACGGCCTTGTACGCCGCGTCGTGATGGTACTGCCCCACGGCGCTGAACTGGTTGCGGCTGCGCAGGCGCAGCTCCTCGTCGGTTTCCTGGTCGGCCCCCGGCGTGGTCAGCCAGTCGGCCCCATTGGTCACCGAGGCGATGCCCGGTATCGGGGAGGGCAGGATGGAGTAGTAGCCCGGCCCCAGGTTGTACGCGGACCCGGCCTGCTGGGCCGTGACCGGTACGGTGAAGGTCAGCACGCCGTCAGGGCACACCGTGTCCTGGGTGACCACCAGCCGGTAGATGTAGCCGTCCAGGGTGGGACTCTCGATCAGGGTGCCCGCAGGGATGGTCAGCACTCCGGCGGACGCCGAGCGGGTGAAGGTGGCCACGCCCTGGGCCTTGGCGCTGGCTTTGCGGGTCAGGTCCACGCCCCAGGCGTAGACATCGAGCCACGTCCCCGAGGCGTACTGCAGAAAGAGATTGGGCAGGGCCTTCTGCACCAGCAGGCTGACCAGGGACTTGCACGGGGTGGTGACAATGGCCGTGATGAGCCGCCAGAAGGGGCTCCAGGCCGAGTCGTTGGTGATGAGGCTGCCCTCGTCCTCGTTGATGGCTTTCCAGCGGGCCTCCATCTCGGCCTCGGTGACCGGCACCCCCGCATCCTTGAGCATGCCCTCGAACAGTTTGTCGCTCATAGAGCCTCCAGCTTGAAGTCAATGGGGCCGAACTCGGCGGTCTCCGCCACCAGGTAGAATGTGCCCAGGGACACCTCGTGGATGGAGCAGGAGCCGGGCACGATCCGCTCGTCGTTGTCCACCTCGATGGTTAACCGGATGATGTTCTCCTGCTTCTTGCGGGTGTCCCGGTTGCCCACCAGCTCCACCAGCAGCCCGGTCTCGCGGATCATGTGCTTGATGTCCTGGGCGATGGAGTCGCGGTCGCGGCAGCGCTCCGGGATCCCGCCCACGTCCAGCGTGATGTCGTCGTCGGTGATCAGCAGGTCGAAATACTTCCCGTCAGCCATCGTCAGGCCCCCATGAAGAGCAGCTCTTCCATGGCCGACTTGGTCATGGGCTGGTCTGTGTTGATGACCACCTGGCCGACAGTGCGCTGGTTGTTCCGGCTCGACGCCATGGTGTTGGAGATGTGCTGGGTCACCCCGCCCGGCGCCACGGACGACCGCCTGGACGCATCGAGCGACGGCGAGGAGGACGGCGCGCCCTCCGACGGGTCGGAGCTGGCAAAGCCGGGGATCATGGAGGTTGCCTTGGACCACCAGTCCAAAGAGGACGTGAATATGTTCAGCAGGCTGGCCGCGCTGTTCCAGATGATGCCCAGAAGAGAGCCGATGTTCTCCAGCAGCATGACGAACCCCTTGCCGAAGTTGGTGTCCATGAAGGCGTTCTTCAGCGCGTCCCAATGGGTGATGAGCAGCCCGATGAGGAAGATGATCACCCGGACGGGGAGCAGGATGAAGTCAAAGAGTTGCAGGATGGATTGCCCCCATGACGTGTTCTGGAAGAGGGCCTTCAGCTTGCCCCAATAGATGACCACCCCGGCCAGGGCGGCGACCACTCCGGCGGCGACGAGCAGCACGGGGCTGAAAACCATGGCGACGATGCCCCCGGCCATGGCCATGAGGCCGAGCACGGCGGTCAGCCCGAGCAGCCCCAGGGCAACATGGCCGATGAGCCGCGCAAGGTTGGGGAACCTGTCGGTCCATTTCGTGATTACGGCCAGGCCGCGCGAGAACTTGTCCACTATGGGATTGAGGATGGGCAGCAGGACGTTGCCAAAGGCAATGCGCGTGTTGGTCACAGCGGCAGAGAACCGCTGGAACGAGTCCACCTGCGCACTCGCCATCATCATGGCTGCATCCATGCCCTTGACCTTGCCCAGGGCGTCAATGTTGTCGGCAAGCCCTTGAGTGTCTTTCATCAGGCTGTTGATGAGCGAACCGGCCTCGCTGGAACCGAACGCCTGTTGGATCAGATCCTGACTCTCAACGCTCAACTTGTCGCCGAACTTGCCCTTGATCTTGCCCAGGATGTCCAGCATGCCGAGCATGTTGCCCTGCGAATCGACAAAGGACAGGCCGAGCTTCTTCTGCGCTTTGCCCACGCCTGCCAGGAAAGCCTTGTACTGGGTGCCCGCCGCGCCGCCTTGCAGGGTGAGCGACAACTTGCCGAGCACGGCCATCTGTTCTTCCGCCGCGATGCCCGCCGCTGTGGCGTTTGCCCCCAGGGCGGTGAAGGCCGCTGAAATCTTGTTTCCGTCTGTCTTGAACATGTTCACGGCGGTGGCCGTCTGGCCGGCCATCATCTCCACCCACTTGGCCTTGCCCATCTTGTCCGCGCTCTGCTGGAAGATGCCGTACATGGTGCCCATGTAGTCGGTGATGGTGGAGGCGTTGGCCTTGGTGGCCTTGGCCAGGAGGTTGGAGGCAGAGGTGAAGGTGGCCAGCTCGTTGCCCGCCAGCCCGGAAATGGCCGACTGGATGTCGTACGAGGAGCGCACAAAGTCGGTCGAAGCCACCCCATAGCGGTTGGAAAAGCGGATGGCCTCCTTGCCCAGGCCCTTGAGAACGTCCTCGGCCACGCCGAGGGAGGCCACCTCGCCCATGGCCCGGTTGAAGTCCAGCGCGGGCTGCACCAGCTGCTGGATGCCCATGCCCGACCCGAGCACCCCGAGCCCGCCAGCGGCGATATTGGCAAAGGACGACCGGGCCTTGTCCGCAAGCCCGCCAAGCTGCCGCTGGATCTTGGCGACAGGCTTGGACACCCGGTCCAGCAGGCTGATGGAAAAGGACAGCTTCTCAAGTTTGGCGCTCATGCCGCGTGCCTCCCCTTGACAGGCGTAACCCTTGCGGTTACGGTTTCCCCATGATCAAGAGCTTCAAGCACAAAGGGCTGGAAAAGTTTTTCAGGACCGGCACCACCAAGGGCATCCAGGCGAAGCATGCCGACAAGCTGGAGCGCATTCTTGATTTCCTGCATGCCGCCGACGAGGCCCAGGAAATGAACCTCCCCGGTTTCAACCTCCACCCGCTGATCGGCACGCTGAAAGATCATTGGTCCGTGAAGGTCTCCGGCAACTGGCGGGTGACTTTTTACTTTGAAGACGGCCATGCGTATGTCGTCAACTACCTTGACTACCACTAGAAGGAGGGCGTCATGATTGAGAGAACGAGGAAGCCCGTCCATCCCGGAGGCATTATCCTGCGGGAGTGCATCGAGCCGCTGAACCTGTCGGTCAAGGCCTTTGCCGAGCAGCTGGGCGTCAGCCGCAAGACCCTGTCCAAGATCGTCAACGAGCGTGGCGCGGTCACGCCGGACATGGCCCTGCGCCTCTCCCGCCGCCTGGGCACCACGCCGCAGATCTGGATGAACTTGCAGGGCAGGCACGACCTCTGGGTGGCCGAGCACGAGACGGACGGCTGGAAAGCCGCCGTGCCCAAGGACAAGGCCACACCCTCGCCGGACGCGTAGCCCATTTCCTGCCACCCCCTCTCCCGACCGGGCGTGTTGTAATTTGACAACGCGCCCGGTTTTGCCGTATGTGTCGAAACAGGTGATCTCAACACCTTGTTCCTTGGCGGTCTCCACGCCCGATAGCAGTGGTTTTTTTGCGCCCGACGGAGGGGGCAAAAGCGCAAAGTTCAGTATGCCGGGTGTGGGCGAATACAAGACCTTCGGGGAATAAACCCGCCGCTCCAAGGACGGTTGAGAGCACCCGGCATTATGCGTTTCGTAGGGTTTTATCTCAAAATCTTTGGAGGTTCTATGTCCCACCGTTTCAATCCCATCCCGGCAGAGTCCCCGCTTTTCATCGATCTCGAACACCGCAGCATCGCCCTGTTCGACACGCTCAAGGTTCTCAAGCTCATCGATTCCCTCAAGGTGTTCGACGCCGAGGACATCGACGCCATGGGCCACGACATCAACCGCCTTGCCTATGAATCGTTCAGCGCGACCCTGGACCGGAGCCTGGACAGGGAGAGCGTCTCCCGGCTGATCGAGGACGGCGGCAGGGTGCGCGACCTCATCGCCGCCCTGCGCGACGGCTGCGACCCCGGCGTGTCCGTGGTCATGGACTATGTCTCCGGCACGGTGGCCACGGCGGTGGACACCCTGCAATCCCTGCTGGCCATGCTGCCCCAGGACGCCGGGAAGTCCCTGCGGGACGTGATAACCTTCAGCCGCGCGCGTATCGCATAGGGGGTCGTCATGGTATTGCATCCCGTCACAATGACCCCGGAAGAAGCCGTTGCGCGGCTGTGGGACATAGCCCACACCCTGGACGAACTGTCCGACCTTGAGTCCCAGGCCCATGAGGGCGACGGTGGCCTGTCCAGCGCTCTGCGCCTGCTCTACAAGCTGGCCGAGGACTGCGCCGTGACGCTGCACCCCCTGGTGCATACGCCCGAGCCTGATCTGGTTGATACCGCCTGTCTCTGATCGCATCCTGTCGTCCTCTTCAGGCCCCGGTTCGGTTCCCCGTTCCGGGGCCTTGTTCTATCCCTTGAATGCCCTGGCTATCCCGTTGGTGATGGCCGTGCGCATCTTGTCCCAGTAGTCCGTCTCCAGGTGCAGGGCCTCACCCATGGTCTGCACGGTCGCATCGCGACCAGGGAACCACTTGTGGTGCAGGGCCAGCATCTGGGCCAGCGCGTTGTCGCCTATTCGCTCGGCGACGAGCTCGACTTTCCCACGGTGATGACCAGGTCGGGCTTGTACTCCTCGACCAGGGCACCCACGATCTCGACCGCCGCGCCCGGTATGGCCAGCAGCTCGCGCAGGGCGGGCTTGCTCGCCTCGGTCACGGTGCGCATCAGGAAGGTGTGCGAGGGCGCGACCTTGTTGGTCGGCTGGAACTCGTTGATGAACTTGTTGTAGGCGTCCACGCCGACGTTGAACTCGATCTCGCTGCCGTTGATGTCCAGGGTGATGTTCCGGTCCATGGTGTCCTCCACTTGGTTGTTTCGATTATCGGAGAGCCGTGTACAGGATGCGTGCTCCCACGCCGCCCAGCGCGGCCACGCAGCCCCACACCATGCGCTCCAGGGTCTTGATTTTCTCGTTGTGGCTCTCGCAGGCGCGGGCCTTGTTGATGTCCTGGATATCCTCCTGGATGGCCTTCACGCGCTCGTCGATGCGCACAAGCAGGTCGCGCTCGCTGGTCACTTCCGCTCTCCCTTGATGGCCCGGGATCGTCCGCCGAACCACCAGACCAGGGCGGTGGTGGCCACATACAGGATGGTCGTCACCACCTCGTGGTACAGGGCCAGTGCCGTCTTGGGCGAGATGGCCGCTACGCCGGAGGCGTCCAGCACGGCCTTGACCTCGGCCCGGGTGTCCCAGACCAGCCAGCACAGGAGCACGGTCAGGGCCGGGCGGACGATGCCGCGCAGCACGTCCACAAGGACCAGGCAGCCGCGCAGGAAGACCGACGAGATGTTCAGCCCCTTCGAGTAGCTGGCCGAGTCATGCCCGTAGCTCGCGCCCTGGAGGCCGTCGGCAGATTCCTGCAGCCGGATCTCGCCCTCGCGGGCCGCTGCCCGGTCGCGGTGCTCCCACTCCCGGTCCATCATCTCCATGTCCAGGCGGCGCAATTCCACCTTCTGGGCGTGCTCCTGCTTTTTCTGGAAATAGCTGGCAACGCCCTGCAGGGCCGTGCCGAGCAGGCCGGTGAGGCCGCCCGTGAAGATGGCTCCGAGGAATTCAAACATTGAAGTACTCCTGTATTTCGAGGGTGAACGGCGCGCCGTCCATGACGTCCATGAACTCGGACAGCGCGGCCCGTGACGCCAGCACGGCGCGCTGCGCGCCCAGGCGGCCCAGGTGCAATCCCGGCAGGAGGCACCCGCGCGAATGTGTCCTGAACCCGCGCGCCTCATCGCCTGCATAGTTGCCGGAGTGGAAGAGTATGTGCCCCCGGCCGGGGACGTCCGTCACATGGTACACGGTCCCGAACCGGGGCGAGGCGACCAGGTGGCAATCATACAGCCCGGCGGGGATGCACGAGATATCGCGGGCGTTGTCGTGCCAGGGCAGCTCTGCGACAAAGCAGGAGTAGCCGGGGGCCGACAGGCGCCCGAATGTGCCCTGCTCTCCACGCTCGAAGCGAATCAGCCGGACATCGATCATGCTCCCTCCGCGGCGGTTTGGCAGGCGACGCACAAGGTCACGCCGGGCACGGCCGCGCGCCGGGCCTCGGGGATGGGCGCGCCGCACTCGGCGCACGTCTCCCGGCTCGGCGCATCGGCCCGCCGTGTCCCGGCCATTGAGAGCGCCGCCTTGCGGGCCATCTCCTCGGCCTCGTGTCCCATGTCGCAGAAGTCGGCCATGGCAATCCCCTAGAGGAGGTCCTTGGTTTCCGACGTGGAGAGGTACGGGACGCCGTTGATACGGATGAAGTCCGGGCTGGTCACGTCAAAGGGCAGCTTGGTGATGTGCTTCTCCCCGCCCTTGGAGTCGATGTCGAGCAGGCTCTCGATCTTGAACGCGCAGCCGAACGCCTCCACCTTCAGCTCCTCGCCCGAGCCCGAGTTGGCGTAGAAGAGGATGTCGAAGGTGTCGAGGTCGCGGAACGATCCGCGGGACCGTGCAGCCTCGATGATGAGGTTGAGGGCAGTGGGGTCTACCTCTATCTCGCCCGCGGCCTCCACGTCGCCGGGCACCCGGCCGTTGGGCACGCCCCGATCCTTGGCCACCGCGCTGTTGTCGGTGATGGACAGGGTCGCCTTGTCGACGTGCACCAGCATGTCGCCGATGTTGATGTCAAAGCTCTTTCCGCTGATCCGGTTCATGGCCGGGCCTCCTATTCAGTGTGGTTGGACAGGTCCAACATGATGTTGCAGGTGATGTCCTTGGGGCAGTTGTAGGGGCGCACGACCATGTAGATCTGCACCTTGGTCTTGGTGGTCCAGGTGATGGAGATGTCGCCATCCTTGGGCGGCTCCACCTCGCCGGGGAAGGTCACGCCCAGGATCTCCACGCTGCGGCTCATCTCGCGCAGCGGGCGCATGAAGTAGCTCTCGTGGTAGGCGATGGAGGCCGGGGTGGAGTTGAGCTTGCGGTCGCCGATCTTGGCCACGGCCAGGGGGTAGACCTTGCGCATGGCCTTGTGCACCACGCGCAGGTACTCGATGACCTGGTAGTCGCCGCCGGGCACGTCCAGCACGTTGCCGTCGCCGTAGTAGACGCCGGGGTAGTCGGGATACCACTGCGGCACGGTCCAGCGGGCGGCGTCCATGGCCTTGAGCACGGACATGTCCACCTCGCGGTCGGCGGAGTCCACCGGCTTGACCGAGCGGATGCCCACCACCGGGCCGGTGATGACCCGCATGGGGGTGTCGGCGATGGTCACTGCGGCGTCGCACAGGCGTCCGCAATAGGCGCCCTGGTCGTCGGGCCAGATGGAGGCCACGGGGTTGACCTGGTCGCAGGCCAGGCCGTCGAGCAGGGCGTTGCGGTCGGAGGTGAAGGCGCTCCAGCTCTCGGTGGCCGGGTCGATGGGCGCGCAGGTGGGGATGAAGATCACCGGGCGCATGTACTGGCCCATGATCTCCTCCGCCTTGGCCTGCATCGCCTCGATATCCGCGGCGGTGGTGACGGGGTCAGTGATGACGATAGCCTCGACCGAGGTCCGCTCCATGGCGTAGTCCACGGCATCGTCCCAAGCCGCGCCTTCGGCCAGGGGCAGCACGGCCGCGAACCAGTTCTGGCCCGCGTTGACCTTGGCTGCCTGCACCTGTGTCTTCAGGTTGCTGGCGGCCACGCCCAGGACATCGTCGAGATCCGTGTCGGTGTTGACCGTCAGCAGCGCGCCTTCGTTGGTGCCAGCGCCGAGGCCGATGAACAGGAAGTAGCGCTCGACGTCCTTCAGCTCCCCTTGCAGCAAATTGAGTTTGTTGACCTGTACTGTGCCCAGCGACATATGCGGACTCCTGGTTTAACGGTTACGGATGTCGGATAGCGCCTGTCTGGCGAGATCATTCAGCAGCCGGGATTCATCCCCCGGCTTGGGGCCGAGGAAGGGACGGGCCGGGGTCTTTACGGTCCACCGCTGGGGACGGGTTGACGGGTTCCCCTGCAAAATGTGGTAGATCAACCCGGCTTGGCCCACCGTCATGTTTTCCTGTATCCACTTCAGGCTGGCCCGCTTGAAGCGGCGACCCTTGCCCCGTTCTCTTTTTACGGGACGCCTGTACCCTGCATCGCGCAGGGACTTGGCTATGGCTCTGGTTGCGGGCTGATCGTTTTTGTCCTTTTTGGCGGTCTGCTTTTCTTTTTGTTGGGCTGTGAAAACATCTTCGCTGCCGTACTGATGCTTGTGGGCGACCAAGCCGATCTCGTTTCTATAGGTCACGGCCATGCTATAGGGATCGAGGCGATACACACCAAGGAACCCAGGCAGCTTGCTCAACATCCTACGGCGCACGCGCTTGTTCTTGCGCGGCGACATGGGACGACCGGATGTCGTTTGTTGCTGTTTGACGTTCCTGCGTGCGAGCTTGATAAGCTCGGCTCCCATTTTGCGCAGGGCTTTAGCCCGCTGGCGCGGAGGCAGGGACAGCAATTCCATCTGCTCGGCCAGCCGCAGCCGACCAGCCTTGTCTGTGTCCATGCGCATGACGCTACCCGGCATCGGCGCGTCCCTCCATGGCGTCCAGCCCATCGGCCACGTCGATGGGCACAGGGGCGACCGCCCATCGCTTGCCGTCGAACTCGATGGGGCCGGACTCGTCGGGCACCAGCTCCAGCGCCTCCTCGAACTCGACGCCCAGCTCGACATCGGCGGTCCTGTCGTCGTTGAGCGATACGTCCACGTCCGGATCCCCAAGCCCCTGGGATTCACGGTCGGGGTCGTGCACCTGCAGCCATGCGGTGACAAAGGCCAGCAGCGCGTATGCGTCGTCCGGGTATCGCTCCAGCTGGATCACGGCGTCGTACTTGAACCGGCCGATCTCGATGCCGTGTCCCAGATCACGGCCCGTGGGCATGAGCACGCCACGGTCGGCAAAGGCATGCGTCGCGTCGGACGCGGCCCCTGCCGATTGCAGGGCCTTGGTCAGCGCCTGCAGCTTCCTCATATGAGCTCCACGGCTATGCTCGGCACGCCCAGGACTTGGGCCAGCGCCTGGCTGGCGTACTCGCGGAACTTGTCCTCGGTCGCCTCGCTTTCCCTGGCTTCGTTGTTGGCAGTCTCCCGGCGGTTGATGGTCGGGAACTGCTGCATCAGGTACGCCTTGGCGTAGCTCATCACCGCCCTGCGGTAGTTGATGACCAGGGACGGCTCGCCGCCGATCTCCATGCAGGGGACATCCGACAGGGACGCATGCCCAGCGGCCTCTTGCTCGGCCTGCCAGGACGCCAGCGCCATGTTGGCCCAGATCATGCCTATCTGCAGGCCGTCGACCAGCACGCCCTCGGCATACTCGCGCGGGAGCCGGTAGCGGGTCTGGAAGTCGGCAACGGCCAGCGACGGCCACCACTGGGCATTGCTGACCACGGTGGGCGATGTCTGGGTGTCGTTGCCGGAGAAGCTCATGGTCTATCCTTTTTGGCTTCCCCCTTCGGCCCGCCTCCAGGCTGTTGCCCGGGCTGGCCTTGGGGGAAGCGGCGTATGGAGGAGCTAGTTGTTTCCCTCGGCCAGGGCCTTCTGCACCGCACCGAGCTTGGTCTTGACCTTGGCGCCCAGGGCGTCCGCCTGGATCAGGCAGGCCTCGGCGGCTTCCAGCCGTCCGGCCTTGTCCTCGAGGAGTCCGGCCAGCCGGTAGAACTTGGCCCGCAGCTTGTCGGGCAGGTCCCAGGGCGCGGCGCTGTTCATGCCGTCCACGAATCCGAAGACGGTGGAGAAAAAGGGTTCCGGGCTGCGGTCCGCCTCGTACTCGGCCACGGCCCATTCCAGCACGCTGTCGGCCACGACCACGTAGGTCTCGCGCGAGAACCGCTCGGGCATGGGGACTCCCTCGCGCACGCAGTACAGGCCGAGCTCGAGTGCTGCCTCGATGCGCCCGATGTCGAACAGCCAGATCATGTAGGTGGTCAGCAGGTCGTGCTGCCAGCCCTCGGCGCGCAGCCGGGCGACGTAGTCGGCATACTTGGGGATCAGCGCCCGCTTGAGATCGGCCTTGGCCTCCACGGATTTGATCTCGCCCAGCGCCTTCATGTCCTCGGACAGGGATGCGTCTATCAGGGCAAGCATCTGCTGCTGGCCGATGGTGCCGCCGACCACCAGAACCCGCTTGGGGGCATCCGGGGTTGCGGCCGCGTCTTTGAATGTTTTCTGCCAGTGTCTCATCAGGCTCATGGGCTCCTCCACGGGTTGGAGTTTTGCAACGAGGGGTGGCGGTTTGGCCGCCACCCCTCTCAGATTCCGGGGAGGCTATTCCCAGGTCGTGCCGCCGTCGCGGCTGATCTTGACGTTGTCGAACTCGACGCCCACGAGCTGCTCGGGCACTTCGACCACGTAGCCCTCGTTGCGGGAGTTGTAGTCCTCGATGCGGTCTTTCTTCGGGTTGTCCTCGACCTTGCGACGCCACGACTCTTCCTGCACGTAGATGGACAGGTTCTTGAGCGGGGTGATCACCAGGCCGCGGCCGGGGAAGTTGCTCGGGGTCATCCAGGGCAGACCGCCCAGCAGGGACAGGGACTGGGTTGCCAGGACCTTCTCCGAGGGGGTGTTGCCGATGGCCTTGTAGAGCCCGGCATGCTCATGGGAGATGAGCTCGTCGCCCGCCAGGGTGATGAGCCCCTTGCGCAGGTAGCGGGGGATGCCCTGGAGCAGGTCGGACACGGCGTGGTCGAGGTTGGCGTAGTCGCCGCCGGTGCCGATGCGGATCTCACCGGCGGTCGCGCCCTCGGCCAGGATGTTGGCGGGGAGGTTGTCGCGCATGTACTGCAGCCATCCCTTGTTGACGTCCTGCAGCAGGGGGTTGGCCGTCAGGTCGGTGTTGGCTGCGGCTTCGACGCCGTACCAGCCGACCATTTCACGGTCATTGGCGATCCGCTCCTGCACGTAGCGAGTGTAGCGCGCGTGGAAGTCCTTGAATTTGGCCCAGGCGTCGAGGGTGTCGTAGCGGATGTAGACGTCGCTGTTGGTCTGGTAGAGCTGGTAGGGGAAGCTGCCCAGGCCGAGTACGTCGCGCGGGGTCCGCTCGTTGCCGTCAACCTTGGTGTCGATGCGACCGGACACAGGCCCGGAGGCGCTGCCCAGGACGTTCTCGCCGACCAGCTCCGACACGGTGATGATGTTGATCAGCGGCAGGAACTCCGACTGCTCGGTGATGGCGTCCTGCAGACGCTGCTCGACGGTCGGGGCGACCGTGAAGCCCTGTGTCACCTTGGCAGGCTCGACGCCGTAGCCCTGGGCCAGCATGGTGCAGAGCTGGTGGAACATAAGCTCGGTGGAAGGTTTCATCTTGCGCTCTCCTAGACGAGGCCCGCTTCGCCTGCGGGGTTGGTCGTTTCGGGCACGGCGGTGCCCGGGCGGGCCTGCTCGAACCGGGTGGACAGCGCGTCGAGCTTGTCGGCCAACGGCTTCACCGCCTCGGCGATGCTCGCCGCGAGGTCGATGGTGCCGGGGGCTGCGCTGTCGTCCTTAGCCGGGGCGGGTTCGGGCTCGTCCGTGGGGGCCGAAAAATGCGTGGCGAGCTGCTCCTGCATCTCGTCGATTTTCTTGCCGACGCTCTCGCCGACGAGTTCCGCGAACTGCTTCATCTGCTCTTCGGTCATGGTTTCCTCTTCCGTTGAGGTTGCCCCCTGGCTGTGGGGGGAGTTGATGCCCAGAGTCCCGAGCAACGAGGTCAGCCACTGCGGGAGAGCGGCGTCCCCGTCCAGGTCGCGCAGGGAGTCGAGCTCCACACCGCACAGGACAAAGCTCTCGGGGGTCTGCAGGCGGGATTTGAAATGCAACTCGTGGGTGCCGAGGCTGGCGGGCTGGTCGGTCACGGCCAGGCCGGACAGGTAGCACTTGCCGGTACCGGCAAAGTCGGGGGTCAGCTCCATGGAGGTGTAGAGCTTCTGCTGCTCCTTGTTCCAGGCGAGCAGGTGGCCGTTGGGCTGCAACCGGGCATACAGGCTGACGATGTCGCCCTCGCGCTCGGTCTTCAGCTCCACCACCTTGCCCATGTTCCCGAAGTATCGGAAATGGTCGACCCAGATCACGGCGGTGTAGGTGGCCTGATCATAGGATTCGGCGGCATCGATGAGCCACTGCGGCTCGATGTTCCGGCCGTCGATGGTCGGGCCGGACTGTCCTATCTTCTTCCAGTCGGTGATGAATGTGGCAGGCATGGCGCAAGACTACGCCAGCAAAAATCAAGGACGCAACAAAGCGGATTCCGATTACTGCACAATCGGAATCAACCGGGGCGCGCTGAGTTTGAGAGGCATGTATTGATACTGCATGCAGCAGCATACTGAAGAGGTAATACAGGCAGCAAAATCCTTGTATTTGAAAAAACACAAGGTGTCGGAGATTGCCGCAACGTTGGCCGTCCCCAAGCGGACGGTATATCAATGGAGATCAGCCGGTCAATGGGATGACATGCTCGGCGGCGAGTCCGCCCTGGATTGCGTCGCCAGGCGGTACACCCTCCTGGTCGGGCGCGATGGCAAGACCGATGGCGACCTGAAGGAGATGGACCGCCTGCTGGACCACATGGTGCGGCTGCGCGAGATGCAGGTGCGCGAGATCGAGGCAGCCAACGAGGCGCGCGACGAGGGGCGACCCGTGGTGGGGGGGCGCACCCGCAGGCCCAAGAAGAAGCGCGGCAAGATCGTCAAGAACGATGTCTCGCACCTGACCGAGAGCGACTTCCGGGAAAAACTCCACTGCCATTACTATGAGTACCAGCACGAGCTGCGCCAGGCCAAGAAGACCCACCGGGTCAGGAACATCCTCAAGAGTCGGCAGATAGGCGCCACCTGGTACTTTGCCCAGGAGGCTTTCGAGGACGCCTGCCTGTCCGGCGACAATCAGATATTCCTCTCTGCCACCCGTCGCCAGGCCGATGTCTTCCGCGCCTACATCGTGGCCATCGTCAAGGAGAGGTTCAACATCGAGCTCAAGGGCAAGGACGAGATCGTGCTGCACACGGCCCACGGCCCGGCCACGCTTTACTTCCTCTCCAACAACTCGAAGTCGGCCCAGAGCTACCACGGCCATGTCTACATCGACGAGTATTTCTGGATCACCAAGTTCAACGAGCTGTACAAGGTCGCCTCGGCCATGGCCGCCCATAAGAAATGGCGGATCACCCTGTTCTCCACCCCCTCGGCTGTCACCCATGAAGCCTACGATTTGTGGACTGGCGACCGGTTCAACAGGCGGTGGAAGCGCCAGGCCAAGCGCCAGGAGTTCCCGTCATTCGAGGCCATGCAGCGCGGCGCGGAATGCCCCGACAAGGTGTGGCGCAAGGTCATCACCATCCAGGATGCCGAGGCCGGAGGCTGCGACCTCTTCGACCTCGACTACCTCAGGCTGCAGTACAGCACGGACGAATTCCGCAACCTGTTCATGTGCGAGTTCGTGGACGATCTGCAGGCCGTGTTCCGGCTCCACAATCTGGAGGCGTGCTACGGCGACATGGACGAATGGACGGACTTCGACCCCGACGCGGCCCGGCCCTTTGGCAACCTGCCGGTCTGGGGCGGGTATGACCCGAGCCGCAACCGCGACGACGCCTCCTTCGTGATCCTGGCCCCGCCGCTGAAGCCCGGCGGCATGTTCCGCGTCCTGGCCCGGTACAAGTGGGTGGACAAGTCCTACACCTGGCAGGCGCAGCGCATCAAGGAGCTGACCCAGCAATTCAACTTCGTCCACATCGGCATCGATGTCACCGGCCCGGGCATCGGCGTCTTCGAGAGCGTGCAGGCGTTCTTCCCCGCGGCCATGCCCATCACCTACGGGGTGCAGACCAAGACCACCCTGGTACTCAAGGCCAAGGACGTCATCGAATCCGGCCGCATCCAGTGGGATGCCAGCCTGACAGACATCGCCCACGCCTTCCTGACCATCCGCCAGGGCACCACCGGCAACGGGATGATCACCTATTCCGCCGGGCGGACAGAGGCCACCGGCCATGCGGACGTGGCCTGGGCCATCATGCACGCCCTGGCCAACGAGCCGCTGAACTCACAACATCAACGCAAGGCCGTGGTGGCCTTCGGCAAGTAAGGAGCCCTCATGAGCGAACCGCTGCTGTTTACCTTCGGCGATCCCGAGCCGGTTTTGAGCGGGATCATCTACGACTATCTCGGCACCTGGCTGACGGACAACGGCACGTATTATGCCACGCCCGTGCCCTTCAAGGGGCTGGCCCGGCTGCTGCGGGCCAATGCCTACCACGGCCCGGCCATCGAGTTCAAAGTCAACCAGGTCATGCGCGGGTTCAAGGCGTCGCGTGCGGTGTCGCGCCGGACCATGCACGCGGGCTGCACCGACTTCCATGTCTTCTACAACGCCTTCTTCCTCAAGGTGCGCAACCATTTCGGCGAGGTGGTCGGCCTGCGCCAGCTGCCGAGCATCAACATGCGCCGGGCAAAGGCGCCCGACGTGTACTGCCTGCTGCTGGAGACCGGCAAGGTCGTCACCTTCGAGCCCGGCGAGGTGCTGCACGTCAAAAACTACGACGTGTGCCAGGAGATATACGGGCTGCCCGGATACCTCGGCGCGATCCAGTCCATGCTCCTCAATGAGGACGCGACGCTCTTCCGGCGCAAGTATTACAAGAACGGGGCGCACATGGGGTACATCTTCTATGCCGGGGGCCAGCTCGACCCCGAGACCCAGGCCGAAATCAAGGAGCGCATCCAGGGGACCAAGGGCATCGGCAACTTCCGCTCGATGTTCATCCACATACCCAACGGCAAGGAGAAGGAGATTCAGATCCTCCCGGTGGGCGACTTCTCCACCAAGGACGAGCTGGAGAAGATCAAGAACCTGTCGCGCGATGACATCATCGCCGCGCACCGCATCCCCCCGGCCATGGCCTGCCTCATCCCGCAGAACACCGGGGGCTTCGGCGACATCACCAAGATAGACGAGGTCTACCAGCGCAACGAGGTCAAGCCCGTGCAGGAGCTGCTGATGGAATCCATCAACGAGGTCTTGATGCCGAGGGACTGGATCACGTTTGACACTGGTTCTGAAAGCTCCCCAATGTAGCGAAACCCCACAGGAGAACACCATGGCCTTTCGTGTGCGTTGCCCGGCCTGCGGCCGGCTGGCCACCATCACCAGCTCCAACGAGGTGGATATCCGGTTCAAGCAGGCATATTGCGCCTGCCGCGACCCGGAGTGCGGCCACACCTTTGTGGTCAACGTGGAGTTCAGCCACACCTTGAGCCCATCGGCCCACAACCTGCCCGACGAGCTGCGCGCGCAGATCCGCACGACGCCGCCCCAGGAGCAGGCGAGCTTGTTCTCCGAGAGGAGGGGCGCGCCCGGCGCGCACATCCCTCCACCTCCACGGCCCAGTCAAGAGGCCGAAGAGATTGAGCCCATCAGGTTCTAGCCGTCATGAAACGAGAAAGCCCCGGCATTCGTGCCGGGGCTTTCATTAATCGTCGCGTCTGACAGGGTCCGGGACAAAGGGATGGATTACAGCAAGGCAATCCTCCATGGCCTTGGACAGGATTCCCAAGGTACTGGATAGCGTTGTCTCTGTGGCTTCCTCTGTCACGAGTCCCAATTCATCAAGCGCGTAGGAAATGAGATAGAGCCGGTGCCGTGCGTCTGCGGGAGTCATGACGCCGCCTCCCTCGTTTCCAGTGCTTCGGCAATTCCGAACAACTGACCGGCCAGATAGTCCAGGGCCGTGAATTCGTCCGGGGCCAGGTCGCGCAACTGGGCCAGCGTCCCGGCCACGTCGCGGATGTCCTCGACAGGGGAAAGGGTGGTGGCTTGTGCCATGGGAAAACTCCTACGAATTGACTATGGGCATTCCGCGAAATGCAAAATGCCGGGTGGTAGTCACAGCGTAGGAGCTGCGGGCGTATTCCCCCGAAGGGTATTCTATTCCGCCCCCACCCGGCATGAAGATCAATGCCGTTTGCCCCCTCCGTCGGGCGCAAAAAAACCACTTCTTACGGGTGTGGCTGCCGCCTACAGTGTGACTAGCACCGTGACGGTACGTTGCCCATACAAGGCCGGGATTGTCAAGTCGATTCGACGCCAATCATTTCAAGAAACTCTATGAAAGGGATTATCTCTACCTGTCGGAATTCGGCTTTCTCGATCTTCGCTGGCCCAGGTTCGGGACCGCAACAAAGAAACGTGAGATTCTTTGTCACATCGTCACGGACGATATAGCCGTTCATCCTGGCTATCTCTTGTAGCATGGCCTTTTCCTTGCCCCGTCCAAAGCCGGTGAAGCATATCTCCGGGGCATAGAATTGCTGTCTGAAACTGCCGGGCAGCTTGCAGATAGCCTCCCACAGTTCCCACTCGGAAAGGTCCGAGTATTCCTCTTCAGCCAAGCCGGTCTCCGCCATAATTGCGCGTGCTCTGCTTTCGGGCATAGTTCCTCCATTTTTCGCCCGATACCACACGTCGTGTTGCCTTGGTGATACACTGTTTTGTAAGTATTTTTTACACACAAAACACTTGACTCACTACGCCGCCGTGGGTAAATTATACACATGAAAGACAGGGAAGTCATACAGAGGTTGGCAAAGGCCGGATGGGAAACCATGAAGCGGCGCGGAAAGGGAAGCCACACCGTGATGCGGCACCCGGACAAGCCGGGGAAGGTGACCATCCCGAAAGGCGAAATCAAAATCGGGACTCTGAAAAGCATCGAAAGGGCAACCGGAGTCAAGCTGGAGGGGAGGGGCTAAGGCCCCCCCCGCCCAAGGGCATATACCCGCAGCGCCGCACGGCGCTGCAAACGAGAAACCAAGGAGTAAGTGATATGGCAACCTATTACGCAGCGATCTTTACCGCCGAAGAGGGCGGCTACTACGCCGAGTTCCCGGACCTGGAAGGATGCGTCACCCAGGCCGACAGCCTGGAAGTGCTGGATGCAATGCTGAAGGACGCCTTGTTCGTGTGGCTTGATGCCAGCAAGGAAGACGGCGATACGATCCCCGCCCCGCGCGGCTTCGAGGCGATCCACAGCGAGGCGTCGAGCCGGGAGGGCTTCCACTCCGTGACCCTGGTGGTCACCCCTGAAAAGGTGAAGCGGATCCGCAAGAACGTCAGCTTTACCGAGTCGGACCTGGCCATCATCGACCAGGCCGCGGCCAAGCATGACATGGACAGGTCCGAGTTCCTCGCCATGGCCGCAAAGCAGGTGGCGTCCGGAGCGTGCGGAATTTAGCCGCTCGGCACAACCACAAGCCAAGCCCCGGCAGCGTTCGCGCTGCCGGGGCTTTCTTCTATTGCTCCGGCCCTTGGGCATCGAGGGCGGCTACGCAGTCGTTGATGTCGTGTCCCAGGAGCTGGAGCAGGGAGCCAAGCGGGCTGGCTTCGGCCTGGCCGAGGTGGAGGAGGCTTTCGGCCACAAGGGAGAGTTTGTTCAGGGCTTCGTCAAGAGTCGTCTGTTTCCGTTCGAGCATGAGCTTTCTCCTGTGATGGATTATGAGTGTGCCCGCGCGTCAAAAAATGCGCATGGCGTGTGAGAGGATGTTCACTCATGCCAGATGGATGCCCATGAAATACTTGTAATTATCCGTGTGCCGAAGGTCAGAGCAGAGCCAGTTGCCTGGCGGGCCTGCCTTGCCGCCCTGGCCGGTGCCGGGTTCCGGCGAGGGTGTGGAGCTGCGCTTGAACCGCTCTGCCTCGGCCAGTGTCAACCGCAGCCCGCCCTCGACGACAACAAATCTGTCGTTAGTCCTTAGAATCCTTTTCGGTTTTCCGCAGATGAGGATGTAGTCGCCAGCTTCCATGGAGGTTCTCCTTTCCCTCAACGGGGGAGGGGGCATCGGAATAGTGTAATAATTGTAATCGGCCACGCGCGAACCGGCCGGAACCCGCATGGTGCATAGGTTTC